TCTAGTAAACTTTCCATGGGGTAATCCTCTGAGTTGGGCTTCTTCCAAAAGCCATTCGATAATGGTGTCGAGATTCGTACGGCATCCTTCCACGCCCCAATCATTCATGGTCTCGGCGCGGGTCTCACACTTGCAGGTGTCGCTTGGTCTTGCGAACCATGCGAGCATCTTGCGAAGTTCACTTCCTGGACCTGGCTTGTAAGCTGCGATCCGAAGGGTCGTGGGTTCTTCCTGATTAGGCAGGTAGCTCTTCAGCAGTGTTTTGAGTTCGTCGACGCTCTGATTGCGCCGGCGCTTGTTGACGATGGCCATGCCGATCGTCACAAGGTTGACCGCTTGCGGATTCGAGCACTCGCTGCAGGCTCGGCAGCCGCTGGACGAGGCCTGAACGGAGCAGTCGGCCAAGTGACTAGCGACCTGACATCGATTGTCATTGGTTAGGTTGGGACAATGGATCATGCTGCCACCTCCACAACTTCCCCATCGAAGCCACCAGAGCCACTTGGTGGTTCGCCAACTTCAGGACAATCGCTTTCAAGTAGCTGCCAGCCGCACGACCAAATCCAAGTTGAATTGCACGGTTCGCTCGTGCTGCTTTCGGATGGAGGAGGTTCGCTTGGTGGTTCGCTATCGGAGTGACTTACACTCGGGCGATCCGATTCGCTGGTTGATGGATCGTGCGAGTCACTTGTCGACGGTGATGAGCCGCTAGCGGAATCGCTTGTTGACTCGCTGCCTGACCCGCTTTGCGAATAGCTACCGGAACCACTCGTGGAATGACTAGTCGACCAGGGAACGCTATAGCTTTCGCTGTAGCTTGGTCGATCGCTACTGGAGGGTTTACTTTCGGAATCCGAATGACTTTCCGATTCGCTCTCTGACTCACTTTCCGAGTCGCTTGATTCGCTTTGACTTTGGCTTTCGCTTTTACTGGAATGACTGACAGAAGCCGAACCGCTAGCACTGGAGTAACTGGGCCACGAATAGCTCGGCAGCGAATAGCTATGGCTACTTGGATCTTGCGAATCCGATTTACTTTCAGATTGGCTCTCGCTTTGTGAGCTTGTCGAATCACTTTCCGAACTATCGGATTGACTACTTCCGCTTTCACTCGATTCGCTGATGCTGGAATCGCTCGCACTTGAGTGGCTGTCACTCGTCGAGGACGCCGAGTAGCTGGCGCTGTAGGAATGGCTGTAGCTCGAATCGCTTGAGTAGGACTGGCTTCCTCGCGAAGAATCCGATTCACTGGATTCGGACTGGCTCGATTCTGATTCGCTCGATTCCGATTGGCTTGAATCAGATTCACTGGAGCTTGATCCGCTGGAACCACTGGATTGGCTTGAATCACTCGACGTAGAGCTTGATCCGCTCGACGAGTAACTGCTCGAGAATGAAGGCTCGCTCAGTGATTGCGATTCACTTGAATCACTTGATGAATCGCTGGACGCGGAGGAATCAGAACTTGACGAATTGCTCGAATCACTCGAGCTTGATGCGGAGGAGCTCGAATCGGACGAACTGGATGCCGAGGAACTCGATGACGAGAGGCTGGATGAACTTAGACTTGATGACGATGAACTAGAGCTAGAACTTGACTGATCGCTCGACGATGAACTCACAGATGAGCTGCTGCTTGAAGAGCTCAGCGAACTAGAGGAACTCGAAGAGCTGGACGAAATGCTTGAGCTGCTTGATGAGGATGGACTAGATGAGCCACTACTTGAGCTCATGCTCAAACTGCTGGATGACGGCGACGATGAGCTCGACATACTCGACGAACTGCTGGAGCCCCAAGAAGAGCTTAACGATTGACTTGAACTACTGGATGACGAGGAACTCGAAGATGAGCTTGAAATGCTGCTGCTCGAACTCGAGCTAGAGCTACTGCTTGAGCTACTTGAAGACGATGATGAGCTAGATGAACTGCTGGAACTGGAACTGCTGCTTCCCTCACAGCATCGGCAGCCGATGGTTAGATAAGCGCTGGTGTCCTCGTGAAAGTGACACACGATCTGTTGGCTTGTCAGAAGTGCATAGTCGCAGACGTTGTAGACCGCGACCTTGACTCCGATCGGTGCCCAGACTCCGTTGGAATATCGCAATTCGCGAGCCATGCCCCAGCTCTTCGCCTTGAGACGAGATACTGGTTTGCAGAGCAACGTTTGTTTGGGCGGGTCGATAATCCAGGAACGATTGCCATCGTAGGTGACACTGAGATATTGTTCACCTTCGTAGTTGGAAACCGGACCTCGAATCCGCTGGGCGCTCGGGTTTCGAGCGATGATACGAACGCCTTGACCATTCGGCTTTCGAACTGGCTCAATGGTCCCGGAATCGTCGAGCTGAAAGAGATCACAGCTGGCGGAACCAGTCGCTAAACCGGATCGACCAGGGATACCACCGCTGGGAACCTTCACAAGGAAAGCTGGATCAGCCGGCTTGCCAACACGAACCACAGCCCACTGGACGCCCGTTTGATTCGTATCGCGCCGCCATAGGATTTCAGCCGACCCGTTGGGCTTTGATTGGAGTGTCGTTCCTCCTGAGTTGGAGACATCGGCATAATGATGCCAAGTCTCTTGAACATTCACACGGGCAGCGACGACGCCGGCGAACACCACGCGACCGACTTTGTCCTCGGCGATTGGCTCGATGGCCACACCGAACCGACCAGTGTGTTCGTCGGCGATTGGACGCACAGATTGGATTGTCGCATCACGTACAAATCGAGCCAGGTCCGCGGGGCCAAGGTCAGGATCGCCCAGTGGGGCGTTAAAACCGACGATTCCACCGATAGGCACAGTGGTCGCACTTTGGTAGTGAACGCGAACGGTGGCAGCGTCGCGAACGTGGGTACGGTTTCCTCCGCCCCCCGAGAGACGATCGCGAGCGATGGCATCAGCGGCTGCGAGCAAACGGTTGTATTCCGCCGCTGTAATATTGATTTTTTCGCCAGGTCGAACGCGCCGTGCCATTACTCGATCCCCAATGCGTTAAAGTTCGCTTCGGGGTAAACCTGCTCGACGTAGGCCGCTTCAGGAACTTGCAAGACTCGATCGCCAACAACCTCTTCGCCGTGCTTGACCCATAGATAGTCCCAACCTCGCTTGGCGACTCCGTTGATGTTTCCAACGCGTAGGTTTACTTCATTGGGGCGAGCCGCAAAGTGATAGGTTACATCCACCCAGTTCTGTTCGTCCTCGCCACCTTCGCCCCCAAGAAACAACGCTTCACCAGCAGCAAAGATCGACCAGGGACTCGAATTGATTCGCCCCGTCATGGCGACCATGGCGAGTAGGTACTCGGTCGAGACGAACTCGAACTTTTTTCGGACCGAGAACTCGAACGCAGGCACCGTGACATCCACGCCGGCGACGCCCGAGTCACTCACACCGATTGCTCCTCGATAATTCGGAGCGATCTTGCCGGGCGCTGCGTAGATGCCGCGTGTGAACAGCGATTGATTCAGGTGAGTCGATGCGCCGGTGGTATTGAACGAGACCGGATCGAGCTTGGTCTTGTTGATTGACACGTTGACAAGCGCATGTTTGTCGTTGATGTATTCGCCATCAACCTGCAGATAGGGAACCAGGTCTTTTTGAGTGGACCGATAGTAGGCATAGGCAGCATCGGCTGCGGCAGCTGGATCAACCGAATCACCATTCGTCCCCACATAAACGAATGTGTCCGAGGTTGTTTTGCCTCGCGTTGCCTTCTTGGAGAGTGCTGCGAGTTCGAATTTGTAGCCGCCACTTGAGAATCCCATTAGCTGAACACGAAACCTCCCGTGCGTGCGCGTTCGGCAAGCTGAGCCGTATTCTCAGCGGTTTGAATGATGGCTCGCTTCACATCATCCGAGAGCCCTTCGCCCGTAACCTGAGGCATCTGCAACCTCGCAACGCTTTGCGATAACGCAGCATCAAATTCCTCTAGCCGCACTCGAACTGCTGCAAAAGTTGCCAACAGAGTTTCGAGATTAAGGGACGGTTGCTGATCTTCGACAGTCGGTTCAATCATCTCCTCAGGAGAAGAAACTTCTGCGTCGGCTAGCTCTTGCCCTGGCTCTGGTTCAACCTCCGGCATTTCAGGATTAGGAGCTTCTGCTTTGTCATCAACGCCGGCGTTTTGATCCGCATCGTTATCTGGGTTGGCATTGTCCTTTTGATCAGGTGGCTCGAATGTCGGAATCAGCGATGCACCGCTGCCAAGCCCCAAGCCGCGACTATCAAAGTTGCCGGCTGCCTCGGTCTTTTCAGTTGGCTCGTCGGGACCTTGGGAGAATTTGTCCATCGAGTCTTTGGCTGAACGATCAAGACCAAGCTTGAGGTCTTTCTTTTTGGGTGGCTTTAGCTTCGGATCTTTGATTCCATCCACTTCGACCTTTGGAACCTTGAGCGCACCTTCCTTGGGCAATACCGGCGGTTTCGGAACGCTGGGGGCTGGCTCCGTAGGCTTGGGCTCTTCAACCTTGATGTTGTTCGCTGTCTCAACTGCTTTGTCGAAATCGGCCTGTGCAGCTGCGACTTGCTCATCGCGTTCCTTAGCTCGATCTTCGGGCGATTGGCGTCCGGCTTCGCGGGCTATGCGAGCCTCTTCACGCATTTGGTCAAGCGTCTTCTGGACGCCTGCAGTGGTTTCATCAATAGTCTTTTGTCGCGACAGACCAGCGGCTTCGTTCTGCTTGAACTGTTCTTCCTTCGAAGCATCAACGGTTCGGTTTTTGGCTTCAGTCTCTTGATCGATGACCGCCATCTCGGCACCAATATCGCGACCTTCACGAGCTTTGCGACGTTCTTCAAGTTGTTGCTTGATGCCTTCTTGCATCTGCACGCGATTGGCTTCGATCTGCTGTTTACGAGCGTCGCGACGTTTCATGCGATCGGCGATTGCTTGTTGCTTCTTGGCCTCTTCAGCTTGGTCGGCCGCCTTGGTCTCTTTGTCGATCTTGGCCATTTCAACTTCGACGTTCACGTCGTCATCGAACAGCGACTTCAGCTTGATCCAAGCCTTACGTAGAAAGCCAACTGTCGAGTTCCACATCGACTTGACTTGAGCAACAAACACCGACCAGGTGTCAGCGAGATAGTCAATCGTTTCGACCCAAGCGGTCTCAACACCAGCAAGTGCATTGATCAGTACACCACCGATCTGCACAGACACATCCCCAGCGATATCAACGAGTTCGCGCAGTCGAATGAATCCCTTTTTCAGAAATCCAATCGTGTAGTTCCATCCCTTTTGGACTGCGGTGGTGAGAATCGTCCATCCATCAGCCATGAAGCCCAGTGTCGAATTCCAAACGCCGGCTAGGCCGGAGAGTGCACTGATCAGCACATCGCCGATCGCGTAAGCAGAGTCCCCCCAGACATCAGAGATATAGTTGGTGAAGTCGGCCCAGACACCTTTGAGATAGGTTGTGCCTTTGATCCATTGAAGCTTGAGATATGTCCAAAGGACGTTGGCCGCTGCAGTTATATCGCCGGCCGCGAGTGCATTGGCGATTGCACCAAAGGCTTTGACTGTATCAGCTTTTAGCGTCTCGAAGACACCTTTCAAGTACTCGATCGCTTGGCCAGCGATGCCGGATGAGTAGATAAAGTAAGCACCCAGAGCCGCGACGGCCGCAATGACCAAACCCAAAGGCGTAAAGAGTGCACCAACCATCGAGACGAGAATGCCAATGGCAGTCCCAACAAGCGAAAACATCGACGCCAATCCACCGACTGCAAACGCTGCCACGCCAGCAGCACTACCGATACCAATGAACGCACCTCCTACAGCGACAACACCTGCAACAATCAGTGCGACCTTTTTGACGACTTCCTGATTCTTGCCAATCCATTCGGTGAGACCGGAAAGCGCGCGAGCCACTGATTTCATCATCGAGGTCACCGAGACATCGAGTGCTTCGCCGATCGCTATGGCCACTCCTTCCACAGAGGAGCGCAAGATACGAAACGCTCCGCCAATGCCTGCCTCCATGTCCGCTGCAGTCTTTGCAGCGATACCACCTGAGTTCTGAAGTTCTGCCAGGAGCTGTCGAGTATCAGTGACCGTCTTGCCAATGGCTGATGCGCTCGTGATACCAAGCAATCCAAAGACTTCATTGAATGCGGCCGCACGGTCGGCTGAGCCCATGTTGGCAGTGGCTGCAGATACCTCGCCGAGAATGTCGACAAGGTTACGGGCGTTACCCTGTGCATCTTTCGTAGCTACGCCGAAGACCTTTTGGAACTTTTCTGACTCTGCGGCCCCGAGCGTTAGCAAACGCCTTAGTGCAGTACCGGCTTCACTGCCCTGGATTCCGAGGTTGCCAAGCGTTCCAAGGATCGCCAATGTCTCCTCCAGGCTCATGTTGGCATCGGCGGCCACAGGTCCTGCGTAAGAAAGTGCTTCTCCGAGTGACTCCACTGAGTTGAAGGACTTGTTCGCTGCGGCCGTCAGTCCATCGGCCACTCGTACTGCATCGCTGGCTTCAAGAGAGAACTGACGAATGGTGGCTGCCATGATCCCAGAGCTGAGCGTCGCATCGGTTCCTGTTGCCCGGGCGAGGTTCATGACTGCCAGCGTCATCTCCTCGATTTGTTTGGGCGAGAAACCGGCGCGACCGAGTTCGGTCATCAGATTGGCAACTTCAGTCGCGGAAAAGCTAGTCGTCGCACCGAGATGCTTGGCAGTGTTGCGCAGTGACTCAAAAGATTCACCGGTTGCATTGGCCGCTGCGCCGGCAGCGCGAATGGCATCATCAAAGCTGGTGTAGGTGGCCAAGCTGCCGCCAATCGGAGTAGCTGCCGCGATGCCAAGCCCCATCAATTTGGTGCCGACCAGTCGAGTCGATGCACCAAATGATTTCAGTCGCTTCTGCGCAGCTTCGAGACCCTTGAGGAACTGCGTGCTCCTCGCGGTCAGCTCGACGTAGGCTCCTCCAGCTCGGACTTGGGACATTTTTTCCGATTCCTGCTAAAATCGTTCTGATTAAAGAGTCCTGAGTGAATAGCGCTCCAATGCTCGCACCCGATGAAGACACAATGAATGAGCAGACGCCAAATAACGATCGCGAACTCTACAGTGAAGTCGCAACTAAGTACTCAGCTTTCCGTCCCCAATACCCAGCGGTAATGATCGATACGGCAATTGCCAGATGTAACTTGCGCCCCGCCGCGAATGTTCTTGAGATTGGCTGTGGCCCAGGTACTGCCACGCTTCCTCTTTTGCAAAGAGGTCTTCATCTGACTTGTGTAGAACCAAGTTCTGGTATGCTCGCGGAGGCGAGACAATTGTGCAACAGCTTTGCCAATGTGACGTTTCATCAAAATACCTTTCAAGAATTTCAAGGATCGTGCCAACTTCTGCACGCTGTAGTTGCAGCAACTTCATTTCAGTGGGTTGCTGACAAGTCATCGATTCAAAAGATCCATGGACTGATGCATAACGACAGTGCGTTAATCCTTCTTTGGAACCTTCCTCTAGAGCCGCCGCCGGCTGTTCGCGAGGAATTCGCAAGAAAAACGGGGCGCCCTTCACCCTTTTTCTTCGGTGGATTCAGCGTGTCGGAGCATCGCGAAAACATCCGAACCAGGATTCTCGATGTGGTTGAGTCAAGTGGTCTCTTTGAGGAGTTCTCGCACGACGAGCATGCCAACGAAGCTGCTATTTCGATAAATGAATACCTAGGTTTTCTAAGTACATTGTCAGGTTTTATTCGGATGACCGAATTTGAACGGGAAAGATTCTTCTCCGAAGCAAGGCAGGTGTTCAATGGTTTCGGGGAGCAAATTACTTGCACCAGCTCTTGCTTTCTTAACGTTGCAAAAAAACGAAAGTAATTCAGATTCTGAGTAAGCTTCATTGGCTTGATGTCATGGTTTCTTAGTCGAAGGCATGTAGATGGCATTGAGCAACCTTGCAGCTTGTTCAACCGTGCCTTTAGCGACAATCGGTTTCTTCTCTGCGTAGGGATTGAATTCATCGGGCTTGAATGGCTTGCGACGCCTCTTGCGATCACGGTTCATTTCGGCCATCAGTGCCATAATCGTGCTCGCGACGTTCCAATCGTGTTGGCGTTTGGCTTCGGCCATCAGCACAAGTTGGCGAAGTGTTAAGGGACCTGGATCGACTCCGACGATGCCTGCGAGTCGGACGATGAGTCGCTCAATGTCGGCACAGCGAGCTTGCGTTCGAGATCTTCGACGAGCTTGTCGACCAAGTTCGGATCGTCCAATCGCTTCTCGATCGCACTGATCCCTCGAGTCTCGATCAGCTTCTGTTTCTCGGCCGCCTTCCGCAGAAGACGGCGTCGCGACTCCGGGAAGTAATTGATCAGTGCTTCGAGCAGTGCGCCAGTAGCATCATCGATCGAATTGCCAGCGAGGCCTTCACCGAACGCTTCGTCGTTAATTTGTTGTTGATCTGCTTGTGGCTTGCAGATGGCATAGAGCACATCGCCCAGAAGTAACGGATCGGTCGAGAGTCGAGTGATCAAATCACCATCGATCGCTTCCAGCAGATGCACGCCGGTCAGAGTCTTCACACGGCGCAGCGTTGTGTTATCGATATCCACTATCCAAATGCGACCGGCGCGATCAACGAACTTCTGCATGATGCCTCCTTGAGAACTGAGAATCCTCTAAATTAGTGTCGGTGCCGGCGGTCAAGGACCAGCTAGACCAGGTCCCACGTTCATCCCGGTACCGGACGTCGATTGCGTCGGCTTGAGCGTCACATCAGCGGAGATGACTTCCTCCAGGTTCTGATTGACATTGAAGTTCATCACTTCACAGGTCAGAGTCAGCGTTCCACCAGCGTCGCTGATGCCGACATCACACGGATCGCCACTGCTCCAGAGACCTTGAAGCAGACCAAAGGCAGTGTCACCCTCTTTATTGAGTACTGCGAACTCGATCGATGCATCCTTGAGCGTTCCCACGGTGGCGCGCCAACCGTTGTTCGCGCGAGTACTCGCGTCGGCTTCAGCCTTCTCAAGGCTGACCGTGAGATCCTTTACATTGGTAATCTCGACTCCGTCGATAGTGAGGACGGCCTCGAGACCAAGTTTGACTTCTGGCATTGTGAATGATTCCTTATGACGAACGTTTACTTGACGGAGTTGGCCCAGAACGTGGGGAGCCGACTCCGATTGGCTTCCAGTGCCGGCTTCATGAATGGTCGCTTGGGATAGTGGCGAGGCTTGTTGTCACTGCGTCGCTCGTTCTCTTCTGCAATCAAGCGTGTCGCTCGATTCGCCTGAGCTCCGGATTGCAGTTCGATCCTCGCGAACTTTGTCTTGCTTCCGTGCTGTATGGCGCGGATCGGACCGTGCTCACCAACCTTGAAACGATGGGGCTTGAGCTTGCGACGCTTGGTTGCCACACCACCGAATTCATGCAAGTTCCAGATTTGTCCAGCGATCTCGTTCACGGGACCGATCGCGACAACGGTTCGGTTGTTGGTGACGTCGTAGCGAATCACTCGCCGAAGCATGCCAGTCTGTGTGTGAGGTGGGCTGCCTGGGTTCGATGGCTTCTTGCGTTTGCGAATGCTGCGCTTGGCTGTCTTGCGCACTGCGCCACCAGCTTCGGTCAACGAAGTGAAGGTGGCCGTTTCGACCTTCTTCTTGAGCTTCTGCTTATCGAATTGAGTTCTAACCGTGAGCGTAATCATCGAGCCAGTTCAAAGGTTAAGGACAAGAGGCTTGTAAACTGACGCAGTTGTTCCCAATGCTCGCTGGAGTACAGAACGGCGTGCTCTGCTTTGATACATCTCGCTGCTTGAAAAGATGCGAGTCTCTTCAGCCGAAACTCGTCAGCTATCTTTTCAACCAGGTCGACTAGCGGATCGATCTCTTCGTTGGTTCCCTTCGAGAACTTCTTCTGTACGGCTACATCGACACGGCAGTGATACTTGTTGTGGGCGCGATCGTGCGGCAAGAGCTCAACATCCCGAGGCACAACCGTTACTCTGAGTTCCTTCATGTCTTCGAGGTCGAAGTTCGGAACGTACATGCGCTCGGCAACGAACTCGAAGTCGAACTCGGTGGCATTGAGCTGCGCGGTAACGCTATCGGCAACTTGAAGAACTGTCGTCATGACGGATGGGATTCGATCTGTTTGGTGTGGATTCGAAGTTTCAAACGGAATGGATCGCTGTAGCGCCAAGGTGGATCGCCACCGAGAGCCATCACTTCAAAGATGAAGGTGTGTTCACCATCGATCTCCACAATCGTGTCACCGCGGCGAGGCAGCGTTCCGATAATCGAACTAAGCAATGCATAGGTATCGATCAAGAAATCGCGAACCTGGCTGCGAGTAACAATGCCTTCGCCATCGTCCTGGTCGTACATCGACTTACCGATGGTTGCATGGAGCGTGGCTCCTAGCTCTCCTCGGCGATACACAACCTGGCGAGAGGCATGCTGCGTGAGCTTCGATGCAAGCCACTCCTGACCTTTCTGAAGCATGTCGGTCATGACTCATCCCTTTTTATTGGGAATAGTCGCAACAGAAGGCCAGTGATTGTGCCGATCGCAGCGGTTCCAACTCGAGCCGGATCGACTGCAGATCGCAGATAGAACCCGGTAATCGTTCCGACTACAAACGAGAGTGCTAGCGACACGAGAAAAAACAGGATCCACCCGATCATTGTTGCTCCCCACTAAGAAGCTTCGAAGCTTTCGTCCGCACTTCATCGAGCCATACCGCATCGGCGCGGCGCTGGTACTCAGAGGCAATGGCGGTTGCTTCTTCGTCAACCTGTTGTTGACGAAGCGTTGCTTGACGAGCCGGCTGTGTTGGCTCAGGAGTAAGGAAAGTGATGGGCGACGCCTGCTTGACTTGATCTGATTCACGCTTCTTCATGGGAAGCAAGGCAATAGCCAGCAGGACAATGACCACGATAACGGCGATGGTTAGTAACATGTTTGTGTGGAACCTCTGCAAGGAAGATGGGTTTGGTTAAAGCAACGTTCAGCTCATGCCGCGTTTGATCAGAATGAAGACGACCAGTACGGCAGCGATCCCGATAATCGCAACGGTGGCGATCTCGCTGGCCGAAAGCCACATCAGTGCATTGCGAGTATCAGCGGCGTCGTTGAACAGATCCCGAACTCGATTGAATGGTCGACGATCATCGGGTTCAGGTTTGGGACAGTAACCGTCCAAGCAATCCTCGGCCGACAGATATAGCGTGGGCGTGATCGCATCATCCCAGGAGTAGCCACGGGTTTTGACTGCACCAGTCTTTTGAGCTTGCTTGGCTTGGTTGTAGAGCGTGTAGCCATGCTTAAGATCGGAGAATAACTCGTCGGCTGTTCCTGGGATCATCGACCGGCCTGCAGCGTGGACGTGCCCTCCTGTTTCGTCTTGAAACAGAACAACGGGAAACTGACTCGATGGAACCAAATCAGCAAAGCGCGCTTTGTAGATTGCGTTGTCAGCGGTGTAGACTTGAAATTCACAGCTATCTTTCAAAGCGGCTAACTGTTTGTTCTCGACGAACCACCGCTGCAGAGACTTGCTCGTGGCGTCATTTCCGACAAACAGCGCTATCTGATATGTCTTCTTGGGTGGAGGCGTTGCGGGAGTACTGGCTGGAGTTACCGCCGGAACGGCTGGCGCAGTAGTTGGCGTTGAGAAGTTTGGCTGAGTAACGGCGGCTGGAACCACGTTTGGTGGAACGTTAGGTCTCACCACAGTAGGCTGAACTATGGTAGGAGCGGGGCTGACAACCTGTGGCTGGCAGTTCGGCGTACAGTTGCGCAGTTGCTGCTTGATCTCTCCTTGAGCTTGAAGATTCACAGACTGAGGCTCTTGTAAGCGCTGTATGGCTGTCGAACCGGGGGCCGACGGATGATAGCTCGGCACCGTCCAAGACTGCTCGTGAACGGGGAGTATTGGGCGATCATGCAAGACTGCGAACACAAGGCCCAACAGTATTGCGTGGATGATGGCCACCACGATCAGCCCTAGACTTAAGCGAATGCGAACGGAATCGTTGATCATGGTGATTACAGAACCTCATAGCTTTGGTAAGGCAGCGAGCTGCTTGGATCATTGAGAACGGTTAGGGCAAAGCCTCCGTAGCCTGCCCACAAGCGGATGAACTGTTCGCGAGGCGTAAGCTCGAAACGTCCGGGGTAGTTGTTGTCGAGGATCGCGGCGTATTGTTTGCCATCGCGTTCGATCCATCCGACGAAGGTGCAACAGTGGGCCGGCTTCCACCAGAGGATTGCACCACGCCTCGTCGCGCTGGCCCAATCAAGGAAGCGCGGGTCGGCTTTGAGCGTGTAGCTGTAGTCGACGCCGGCTGCATCCAGGCGATCCCGCAGGCGGGAATCCCATTCGCCATCGGCATAGGTCGCTCGCCAGCGTTCACCGAGCTCAAACTTGTTGAGCCATCGCAGATGGTTTACGAGCGAAGCATGGACGCAGCTGCCTTGGCCCAGAGATCCTGTCCAGTTGCGCTGATGCAACTGCACTGGCAGATTGGCTGGTGGTTGCTCAGCTTCAGGCGTTGGTAGTGCACGAACGTTGACAGCCCCGGACTCGCAGCCTGCAAGTAGGAGCAGCATCAACGCACATGCTGAAATAAAACGTTTATCAATCATGTTGAACTCGTTTCTAGTTTTCCTGACAGTGACAACTAGCGCTGACCCGCAAGCGCAAGGGTCGTTTGATGAGCCGAGGCCCACCTCGTGCCCCTGGTGCGGCCCAGCGATAGTTGTCGCTAACTCTTAAATACCACCCACAGTCGTGAATTCGTTTGTGGCGTTGCCGCAACAAATCGAATCGGCAGTCCACACATGGCCTTCATAGTGATGTAGCGCGGATTGGCGGGAACGAATAAGTCGGATGCGTAATTGGCGAGCTGAATGTTCTCGCCATTGGGTAAACGGCCTTCGATGATCCATGCCGAGGGAACAGCCTGAGTTGCCACACAAAAGCAGCTTCGAAACTCGCCCACTGAAAGCCATTGGCTGACTAGACCATTGGCCATCCGCAAGGACTGAGTATTGCGTGCTCGATCGATGGTTACTTTGGCGATGGAAGCGAACATTTATTGACTCAAACGTAAACGGACTGTGAGTGTGCCTGGCGGTGCTGCTTCAATGGCCTTACCGATCATTGGATGCGCGTAGGCGTTCTTAACGACATGCCAACTGATTTGCGACCAGTACAGGATCGTGCCAGCCGGGATGTTGGTGGTTGGATCTTTCACGACATCGAATACGCCGCGAACCGTGATACTGCCTCGTGAGCCCGCACTAATCCCGAACTTGGCGATACCCACGAGCTTGCCCACGACAACGATCGAACCGGCGGGCACATCGGCATCCGGGACGAAGTCGACAGTCGTGCCTTCAGCAACGAAGATCGCTCCAGCGTTTATGATTTGTGCGTTGTGGCTCACGGCGTCTCATCACTGGCTCAGGCGAACGCGGACAAAGGAATCAGTGGCGGCAGCATCATTGACGACTTTGCCGAGATATTTGGTGCCAACATCGTCAGCAACGACGCTGCCATCCTCGTCAACGTAGACCTTGGTCCCAGCTTCAAATTCAATTGCGAGAGCCGGGTCTTTGGGAATGTCAAAGACACCTTCCACAGCGATCGAACCGAGCGAGCCGGCCTTGATATCGCGTTTGGTGATTCCCACCAAGTCGCCTTGGATCACGATTGATCCAACCGAGACATCAGCGGTGGGAGTGAAATCGACGGACTTACCGTCATGAACAAATTGAGCTTGCATTGATTATCGAATCCTTAAGGAAGGAGGATGGTTGATTTGAGTGCGTTCAAGCGATGAGGCTTATTCGCCAGTGACCTTCACGGCAGCGCGAGGGTCTTGCGAATTCACACCGAAGTCGATGTACGAGCGGAAGCCCATGCCGAGCGTGTTGGCCGGCATTTCAACGCGTTCGATGACCGGTGTACGGCGACCGTTTAGGAACACGATCTCGAAAGCGGGCAACACATTCGGATTCGCGAACAGATACCAAGCCGATCCGCTTGCACCTTGGTAGTAGCTGTCAGACAGATGCGGCGAGGAGATCACGCGATACTTGTTTCGGTGCGGGTTATCGACCGGAATCTTGGTGGGAGTCCCTTGCGCATCGATCATCAATTGAGCTGAGCCCATCAAAAGCTCTGCATCCGTCTCGAGTTCGACTGGAACGACCAGGAATTCGGGACGAATGTTGATCGGCTTCTGGTCTTTAGCCTTGTTGCCAGGTCCTGCCTTTTGCTTTCGGAAGGTAGTCTTAGCCACAGTCAGAGCCTCGGGGCCGAACTTTGTCTCGGGTCCCGTCAGCAGGTTTCCGTTGGCTGACGAGAAGAACGAAACGTTCTTCAGCAGCAAGGTAAAGAAGAGATCGTCGATCGACTCACCTCCACTGCGTCCCATCTGACGTGGGATATCCATGAAGGCGTTGAGATCATCGTTGATGATGTCTTGTCGAGTCAGCGCGAGGATCTGACCGTATGTATCAGCCTTGTTGCTGTACTTTTGGTCGGAGAGCTTGCCATGCTTCAATTCACCATCTGGCGCGACTTTCTCGAAGCCACCGGTGCCGAGCAGTCGATAGCGAGAGATCTCCTTGAAGTCGCTCACAGTCCCAATACTACAAAGATCAAACGCCGCGATCGGCGTCGATTCATAGGCTGCCAACAGTGTCTTGTTCATGACGTTCTCAAGGATGCCCGGAAGCGACATAGTTGAGAAACCGGCACGAATCGTTGCGGTACCATCGCCGAACACGCGCGGAACGTCGTGGCCTTCCATTCGCGCGCATTCAGCGACGAGTTCCCGCAAGCCAATGTGCCGAAGCGGATCGGCCGCATTGAGCGTTCGCTCGCCGTAGGCCTTGAGCAACTTCGTTTCATCGAGTCCAACTGAAAGACAGCAAGCTGCCTCGAGGACTTCGCGTCGGTACGTCGGTTGGCTTGCCTGTTGATCAGGGGCCTTAGGTCGTTCGATTCTTAGCACAGCCAACTCCGTTTTGGTAACACTCCAACCTTCTTCGATCGCGCGGGCTTCGATCTCGGTGTGCTTGCCAGCGCAAACTTTGCGAATGCCGGCGATACGTTTGGATTCAGCAGCGGCTTCGATGCGCATCTTGGAAACAACTCCACTGGTGACGGGGCGCTTGGGCTTAGTGCCCAAATCCAAGCTGGCGTTTACTGGGTCAAGGTCTGAGTCATCGGTATCGCTCGCGTCGTCATCCGGCTGTTCGCTTTCAAGTTCCTCGTCATCGCCGGCTTGACCAGCTGCGATACGAGCCTCGGTGTCGTCGTCGGCTCCTAGAGCGACGAAGGAAACTTCGCCCAGCGTTGATTTGCGAGCGATATAGATAGGACCTGCGAAATCGCGTCCGTTGGCCTGTGCAGATCGGCCTTCAGGAATGAAAACGACCTTGTCAGCGTTGGCACCGAGTGATGCTTGCCACGGGAATCCGTTCTCACTGGTTGCGATAACCTCTTGAGCAGTTGATCCAACACCCGAGATCACACCAGCGACTTCGAGCCGCGAGTCATTCACCACGATGTCGTTGGTATGACCTACGATGCTGCCACGATCATGGTCCTTTAGGATTGGTCGGGCTTTACGTGTCACACGCATTCCTGCCAAGTCAACGACCACAGGATAGGGCCAGCCACCAAGTCGCATCGCACCGCCTGTGTACGCAGTCATCGAAAACTTTCGTAGCGCCGGCTTGCCCTCTTCGGCAGCCTCGGCAGCTTGTAAGTTGATCGCACTGGCATCGTCACAAACGATTCGCAGCGAGCTGGGTACCGACTCGGCATCCACTTCACTGCCCAAGTTTCTATTGGGCTTGTTGGACCGCAGTGTTTTTGTCATCCGTTACATCTCCTCGAGAAAGTGAAGTTGAATTAGTCGGGAGCCCTAGCTCACGCATGAGCGAGATCTCTTTGGCGCGTTGTTTAAGTTCCGCCTCCCAATCACGCCCCTGCCTCGCGTATTCATGGGCCAGAGTTGTCGTATGATTGGCGAGGCGGATTCTCTGGGCATTGGCTTCTTTGGCTGGGTCGACATGTTCATGCCCATCCCAGAACCACTGATGCTCGAAGGACGAGTCGAGAGCGCGAAGGGAGTTAGGCAGATAGCCTTCGATGAGAATCGCTTCGCGCAGCCATGCATACAGAATGCGATCCAGAACGGTGCGAGCGATTTGAGACTGCTCGACACGGATCGACTTGAAGTAGGTTTGATGATCGAGTCGCCCTGAAGCGTAGTTGTAGCCCGAGCTGTTACCGGCAGCGACATTGAACGGCATGTTCAAACATCGAGCGATCTCGTTGAGCACTTCGCGTTTGAATTCGGCGTATGTAGTCGCTGGTTGTTCAGCGTGCATCTGAGCCATCTTCCAGCCACCTGGCATCGTTAGCAGTGCTCGCTTTTCCAGTTCGATCGGCTCGAATGGTTCAGCAGCATCCGCTTCGCCACCCGCCGGCGCATCGGTATAAAGAATGCCTGCGAAGTCAGCGGCAGTTTCAGCGGCTGCTAGCACTGCCAAAGTGAATCTTCGTAGTTGAGCGAATAGTGGTAGCGCCGGCGTGATGTCAGGGATACCACGAATCTGCCCTGGCCGATCACTGCGGAAGTAGTGGAGGATCGAACCAGCATCGATGGTGTCATAGTTCTCGGTCAATGAGAAAGCATCGTCGCCTGGGTGCTCACGGAGGACATCGTACGAGATTGGGTTGCCGTGCTCATCAAAGCGAATGCCATCGATGTAGCGAGACGTATCGAGCGTCAAGCTCGGTGAAGTCACCTGTTCAGCTTCAATCAGTTTCACATCGAGCTGGACTGGTGAGTCGATTTTCGGATTGTTAGTTAGCAAGCCGAACGACTCGCCATCTGAAACGCGAGCGAGCCGCATCGTGCGTAGCTTCTCTGCGAGTCCGACTGCATCTGCCCAAGCAAAGAACTCTTGTTCAACGAACCGATTGGCGAATGCATCTTCAGTCAGCATTTGCAATCGCGGTCCAGTACCAACACAGTCGTTGGCCAGTGTTAGCGAGATGCCTCGGGCATAGGAGTTGTTGGCGATCTCGTACCGCGAACGGTTGCGTAACGTGCGGCGCACTTCAGGGCTATTGGCCGCACTGGCCGATAGTCCGTCGGCGGCCGCCCAGTGGCGAACGTTGTCGATCGTGGTGGTGGCAGCGTCGTAGCGTCCAAGCAATCTCACTAACGACCAGGGGTGTCGGGCCGAGCGTCCACGGACGAGCGATCGATCTTTGCGATCGCCGTTCTTGCTCAGAATCCCTGACAACAACTTAAACATCCGTGACTCAATCCCTACTGTTAAACCCGACACCCCTGCCTATAGAAACAAGCTCGATCAGGCGCGAACGATTAATCGGCACCTGGTGGCACGAGCTTGTTAAATCGAAGGCCACGCTTCTTTTGGGAGGCAGCCGCCTTAGACGCCAGATACTTGTCAGCAGCGATCTGCTCAGTGAGCTTGTGCTGCTCGACGCTACCGGCATCTCCAGATGCCTTAGCAGGTGCTTTCGCACTTTCGCGAATCGTCTCTTGCAAGTTGTCTGACATCTGGAAACCCATTTCGAGTGAAAAAGAAACTCGATTGCCTCTTCCAGTACTAACTATGCAATTTGTCCGAACGACGTCCCAAAACTATTTGCGTCGGTTCTGCTGGATGTCCTTAAAACTCAAGCGTTTTGGGGCTATTTCGCGTGTTGAATCAATTCCAAATAAAATTGCTCCTTGCATCGATGCCGCAACTGCGGAACCCACAAGGCAGTCGAACCAGTGGTTGTCCGGCTGCTCAGGGCGCTGCTTCCATTCGTCCACACTCCGGCCCCGGGCCTCGGTCTTGATGAAGTACTCTGAGGTCAAATGCTCGGCGAACATACGATGCGTTTCGGCGTTTGTGCCAAAGAGCGACAGGCAGCCCCGATCGCCCATAGAGACACGAAGGCGAGCATTGATAAACGACTTCCACCAGTTGGTGTCGTAGACCACGTGACGTATGGCCCGCTTACCATGAACGTTGGGGATACGCCAGTTGAGCCCTACGCGATCGCCTGGCCGGCGGCGATACTCGCTGAACGGCAAACTCGACGCGCCAACGAAACGACCGTGGCTGGGAATGATCACAGCGGCGTGCTTGGACTGCCGGCAGAATTGGTAGACAACATCAGTCGATTGCCCCCAGTTAGCATCGATCAAACAGCGACCGATTCGCATCGCAGCCCCATCATCTCGCTGCCATTCGCGATCGAGGAGTTTCGATGTCAGCGATTCGAGGCCGGCATAGATCGATCCCTCGAGTCCGGTTCCAGTCGCTTCGGAGCTCAGCGTTTGGCGTGCCTCGCGCAGCGTAAAGTACGGACGCTGCTGGTCGGGGTAGCAACCATAGTCGATTACATAACCCGTGAAGTCGTCCTCCCATGCTGCGACCACATAGAAGAGCAACTTCTGTTGGACGTCGATGAAGGCGGTGAGATGATTCGCGCCAATCGAGACCAAGCCGCGATCAATGCGGTTGATTTTGGTCGCGACCTCTTCTGCTTTGAGCATCCCATCGACAACCGTCTCCGCGGGCAGAGGTTGGTTTTGGTACTCAGCGAAGAAAGCTGCTTCGTCTTGCAATTTGAGATTCATCGCATGTTGAATCGCCGAGAGCTCGTCGTAGTTGAATCGCTCCTGCCAAGCGACAATAGCACCTTCATCCATAGCGGCTTGGTTCTGCCGATAAAACTCGGTCGCCGCATCACCTCCATCACCGCCTCGCATCCCTTCGGCGCGGATCTCGGCATAGCGTTCCCATAACAATTCATTCTTAGGAAACGCATAGACCATCTTGGTGCGTTCGCCATTCCACTCCGGGTGTCGATTTCTATCGAGGATATTGTCTGCCATGTCACCGGGGCGAATAACCGTGCAGGGCATGATGCCCGAGATCTTCTTGCCAGGACCAGCTAAGCCAAGCACTGCCCCGGCGAGTATGCTTTCGCGATTGGCGCATTGCGAAAGAGAACGAGCGCTCTCATCCGTTTGCGGATCGTCGAGTACCACGAGACTCGGACGAACGGTTCTGCCATCGGGACGCTTGAACTTCATACCTCGGATGCGGCCAGTTAGCCCGGCGACCTTGATAATCGCTCCGCTGGCGCTGCTGCCTTCGATCGTTGGCAGTACGACTTCTTTTGCGGTCCATCCGATCTGCGTGCGCTTGCCTTTGTAGAGTTGGCCGTTTGCGCGATTCGAGATTCCATCGAGGGCTTGAATCGGGAAGCAAACCTCTGGGAAGTCGGCCAAGAGCAACTCGTTGCTGTCGAGTTCGGTTTTGATCGAATCGAGCATATCGCATGCGTGCCCTTCATCGCTGCCGATCAGACAAACGAAGTTGCGATGACCATAAAGCACTGCCCAGATGCAAGCGACCTCAGCGATTGAGCTCTTGCCGCTACCGCGAGCCATCGCGAGTGCAAACAAACCTCCATGCACGACGGCTTGCTCAATCTTATTGATGACCTTGATATGGTCCGGCGACCAATCGAGATGAAACGTGAGCGGAAAGTATGTCTCACAAAAGTACCTGAAGTCACGCGATGCGCGATCTTTGCGATCTGGGTTATCGACCTCTGGTAGTTCACCAATGTCGCGTCCGGCAAGTGCGAGCGCTGCATTGCGTGCACGCGCTCGTTCCTTCATCGCATCGTACGGATCGACACCGCTCGTCGTACGAGGCGTATGTCGTACGAGATGCATCCAAGCACAATAGCGGAGCAAGTCAACGGTCTTGTTGTCGCCAATGCGTGCGCCGGCGCGTTGACGATGCCGATAGAGTTGCCGTTCGCTGATCACCTCGCCTAGCGGCGTTGAATTGAGTAGTCGGCATAGCTCGCTAGGTTTTAGTTTCCTTGGATCACTCGCCACGTCCCATCTCCTTTGCTTGCCAAGCGCTGTAGTGCACGAGGTTGATCGTTCCATCAATGTTCACCGGTGCACCGTTTTGAAGGTCTAGTCGGATCTTCTCTGGCTCGATGCGTTCTCGGTAAGCGGCTGAAAGTAGTTTCGCTGCTTGCTCTACCGAGAGCCTCGTTGGATCGACCTGGTTGTTTCCTTCACTCATCGCATTCCTCCATGGTTTGGCATCTCGAAACGTGGGGCCACCGTTTGCGCACTGTCGCGTTTTAGCCGCATGTTCGCCTCGTTATGCGGAGCATGTTTGGACGCGACGGTGGCGTAATGTTGGGGCACCGGTGGCATGTCAGAAAACATGCAGAATTACTGGAAAAACATGCAGGAATCGGCTGGATGTTCCTCGAGACGCATGGCTCATGTGTGTCATCGCGACGCAGAAAACGCGACGCAAAACACACCTCGAACCACAAAGGAACAGAACGATGAACGCAAACGAAATCGCCTTCGGAATTGAATTCGAAACCACCCTCCCAAGCACCGACAACACACCGATCGGACCTTACCACAGCGGATACCAAGTACCTTGGCTGCCAACCGGATGGAAAGCAGAACGCGACGGAAGTATCCGACCCGAGAACACCTCTCGCAAAGGATGCGAGTTTGTAAGCCCGATACTCAAAGGGGCTGAAGGCGTACGCCAGATCGAGAACGCGATCGACCAAATCAACGCTCGCGGGGGCCGAGTAAATTCGAGTTGCGGTTTGCACATAACGGTTAGCTGGAACGGAGACGCAGCCGCCTTGGCAAGATTGATCTCCTTGGTCGGAAACCACGAACGAGCGATCTACGCCTCGACCGGAACCCGCAAACGCGAACAGATGATGTACGCCAAGCGAATCAAACAATACGGCAACAAAGACAACGCCAAGAGCCGATGCGAATCGGATCGCTACCACCTGCTGAACTTGACCCACCTGACCCGCGGTAAAAACCGAATCGAATTCCGAGCCTTCGGCGGAACGCTCAACAAGACCAAGGTTGTCGGATACCTGATGATGGTTTTGGGTTTGGTTGAACTCGCCCTCAATACCAAACGCTGCAGCGAATGGGATTACGTCAAGAAGGAAGGCACCAAGAGTTGCTGGGATCGCCCTGGTGCCGGCCTTGGCGAAACGGAGCTCAACCGATTGTTCTACCGACTCGGATGGACCAAAGGTTGGTACAAGGGTGCCCTTCGCGACAAGGTCTACGGAGAGATCGCCTGCGAAACCAAACCGGAATGGAAGACTATCAAAACCAAGCTGCTCGAGCTCGCCCGCAAATACGACCGCGCGGCCTAAACCGCAACCACATAGAGCGCCGCGAACGGAATCGCGGCGTTCTTTCGTTTGGTCGCGACACTTGGGCACTGTCGCGTTCTTGCGAGCATCGTCGACCAAGTACCCAACATACAAACGGACGCGATGCACGCGAACGTTGTGCGATGAGGGGCCTGCGAAAAAGCAGCGAAAAACATTCTGAAAACATGCGGGATTCGGCTTGAGGTTAATCAAACCGCATGGCTCATGTGTGTCTTTACGTAAACGATTCCATTCCCTTTCCCAAACGGAGAAACACACATGAACGACACGAATCAAACGAGCGCCGAACAAGCGATCCAGGACCAACTGCGACGGCTCAAATGGATGATCCCCGATGCTATGCGCCGCATGGACGAGGCGGCTCAATGCATGCTTCGTCGCGCTCAAGGTGCGGTCAAAGACACCGAGGCATTGCTGGCCGACCAACCATGCAGCATGTCCTGGGTCGATTTCGCCGAGGGCGACCTCCGCGCTGCACGCGAGGCCAAAGCGGAACTTGCAAAACTCCTCGAGCAACAAAAAATGCTCGAGTTCTTCTTGAGGAAAGACTGACAAACAACGCGGATTCGCCGGCGGCCAATCGCTGCCGGCGACGTGCTCGCGAGTTTCTTTGGGACCTCGTTCAACCTCTTTTGCATAGATAGTTAGTAGAGGGCCAACATATGCGTCCTCCCAATTCGCGAACTTCCGCGACGGCCGACGCGCGGGAAAGAAAGCTGCAGAATCTTTCCCGAATTCTCGCATGCTCGGCTTGAGGTTATCGAAACCGCATGGCTCATGTGTGTCATCGCATAAACGATTCAAACCTTTTTCCGCAACGGAGACACAAACATGACAAACGCAAGTAACCCACACGCAGCTACAGACGCAACCCTTCGCCAGATCTTCAAGGCGATGGACGCCCACCAAGCCCAAGAGATCCGCGAAGCCTACTACAAGGCCATCGAGGGATTGATGACCTTGGCCGAAACCCTTGAGATCGCCGACGCACAACAAACACCCAGCGCCGGCCCGCTTCTCACCGAACACTTCAACGCGGTCCAAGCCCTGGACGCGATGAAGAACAGCCGCCTTGGAAAGATCCTCTAAACCACAGACCAGCGGAATGCCACGGACGCCGCGAACGGAAGCGCGGCGTTCTTCCGCTTGGTCGCGACAGTTGCCCACAGTCGCGTTGTTCTTAGCACCATCGACCAAGTACCCAACATTCAAAGCATCGCAACACGGGCCAACGTCGGGCCCCGTAAGGCCTCCTAAGAAACATGGAAGAACATGGGAGAAAGCTGGCGGACTCGGCTTGCTGTCGGTTGAACCGCATGGCTCATGTGTGTCATCGCTCATCGACCAACCGCTTTCACCACGCAATAGGAGAACAGACCGATGTCTCGAATCAACGCCAGACCCACTGCTATCAGAGCCGCCTTCAAACAAATGCCTCGCGCCACAGCGCTGGATTTCTGCGAGGACTACCGTGAATTGGTCTCGAGGTTGAGGCGACTGGCTGACAACCTGGCCGGCGCATTCGTAATAGCGACCGGAGATTCCGCTCGAGCCCTCGAAGCAGAGCTCCGCATGTTTGAGGAAGCAATCGACGTCCTTTCCGGCAGCATGTTGCCCGACGCGATCGATGAATGTTTGCCTTCCAAAAAATGCTGAAAAAACCTGCTGAAAACATTGCAAGGACGGCTTGAGGTTGTCCGCACCGCATGGCTCATGTGTGTTATCGCATAACCAATTTTCATTCACCCAAACGGAGAACCAAACATGAATCTCGACACCTTGATCGAAATCCTCAACGACTACCGCGAAGAGTTCGGAGGCGACGCCGAAGTGCGACTGATGACCCAGCAGAACTGGCCCTTCGAAAACCGGATCTGCGGCGTTACCAGCGGACGCGACATGAACGACGCGTCCGACGATGAGGATGAAGACGACGACGCCCAAGACGTTGCCGACGACCACACGGTCTACATCGTCGAAGGCGGTCAGATCTGCTACGGCAGCAAACGGGCTTGGGAAACATGTCGCGATAGTTGATTGCGACACATCGATGCGCCGGGGAGAAGATTCTGGAAAACCTTCAGAATCTTTTCCTCTTCGGCTTGATGCGGTTTGAACCGCATGGCTCATGTGTGTCATCGCAGAAGAAATATCAAAGACGAACAAATGGAGATCAACGCGATGCCAACCATGACGAACCGACCACGCCTTACGTCGGCCCAGTTCCTCGGCGCACACCGACGAGCGCTGGAAACAATCAGCGACCTGTACGCAGCGGTCGAAGAGATGCCGATCCTCGCCGCTTCCGACCCATCGACCATGAAAAAGTTCTTCGACGAACTGGCTGATGTGCAGGCCACCGCAGCGAAGCTCGCCCAACATTTCCGAACGCAGGTATGCACCGAAGAAAAGAATTCGAATTCCTTTTGAATCCGGCTTGCTGCGGTTCAAACCGCATGGCTCATGTGTGTTAACGCGAAAACGATTCACCAACCACAAAACGGAGACCAGCAGATGACCCAACACGACCTCGACCTCACGATCACCAAGATCAGCAATCGAACCCCAGCCGCTGGCGGGTCTTGGGTACAAGGCAAGATCAACGACGAATACCGTTTCGACGCGTTGGTCTTCGCCGAGCACGCAGAACACGAATCGTACGAGTTGAATCAAAGCAAGATTTCGAAGCTTGGGGTCCAACGCCTTTCCGATCGCAAAGTGATGTTCAACTTCGACCGCGGCTTGGATGTGCCGGCGGTTAATACGGAGGTCCAAGTGATAGTCGACTTTCTTTGCGAAGGATTGTCGGACCTGGTCTTTGGTCAATAAGCCGAAACGCAGCACGGACGCGCGTAGTCGATCGGTGGTTCGATCGGCCTGACGATGGCAGCCAACCACGAACACAGATTTTGAGGTACGAAGATGAAGAAGGCAGAAGTAAAGATCGGTGGCAAGTACTACGCGAACGTTTCGGGCAACCGATGCGAGATTCAAATCGATGCTGAGAAGCCTCGTGGCGGCTGGGACGCGACCAACCTCGCAACCGGCAAGAAGATTCTCATTAAGAGTGCTCAACGCCTTCAGGGCGAAGTGGGTGCAAAGCGAGGACGCGCGAAGGTCACCACCGAAGGTAACGTAACGGTGGTTGAGAACGAACCGGCCACAGTCGAAACGATCGGAGGCGATACTTCCACAGCGGTTGCGGTCCTCAAGAAACCACGAAAAGCAAAGGCGGCATCCACCGATACGTCCGACGCCGGCGAGAAGCGATTGAGCTGCGTCACTGCGGCTTTGAAGGTTCTCAGCGAATCGAGCGAGCCGATGAATGCTCAGGAGCTGATCACCGCGATGGAAGCAAAGGGCTACTGGACAAGCCCCGGAGGCAAGACGCCCCACGCGACCTTGTACAGCGCGATCCTTCGCGACTTGGCCAAGGGCGACGATAGCAAGTTCGTGAAGACCGAGCGCGGCCGATTTACCGTGCGAGGTTAGACCATGCGATCGAAGGATGTTCGAATTGGCGAGCGGTATGTCGCTTGCCATTGCGGTAAGACAATCATAGTTAAGGTCGAATCGATTTTTCAACCGTCGAAGGCCGGCGAGACCACACATGTCATCGCTACCAATCAGGCGACCGGCCAACGCGTATCCTTTCGCAGTACGCTTGGCATCATGCGTCCGGCTGGTCCCTACATCAACGAGGTAAGGATCACATCGGATTTGTACATCGACCAGATTGCCGTACCAGAACCTGGAGTTCGATATCGGCTTCGACGCATCGATGAAACCGAGTCTTTTGCAGATGTTGATTATGTGATTCGCCGAGGCGACCTGCTGTATGCACGGACAAGCGACCTGAAGGAGTATCCAATCACCGGAGTAGGAGCCTGCGTCTTGGTTCCCGTTCGCGACTAGACTCACCACTGATTCCCAACCAATCGCCCCACGTTCAAATCGTGTGGGCGTTTTCTCGTTGATGCGAACATAACCCCAACAGACAACACAACGCGACACGTCGCGAAACCGCGGTTCGCCAAGGCAACTACATGTTTCGGGAAATTTCGCAAAACATGCTCGCATGTTGGCTTGATGTTTTGGGGATTTACTGGCTGACTGTTGAAGATCGTCTTTCGTTTCTCCAACAACCACGAACCAACCATGGCCAAACCAACCCTTGAGCCGGCAGCTCCCTACGAAAACCTTCACCTCGTAGCACGCGACTACTTCGATCGATTGCGTCAATCGCTTGACGCTTTGCAACAACCCGATGACCCAAAGCTGCGGTGGCGGAACGTTCACACGATGGCCCAGGTCAACGCACGCCTGGCTCAAGCCGGCGAGCTGCTCGACAAACTCAACGCTACCACCAAATGAAACAAGGAACCAATAGCTATGCAGACACGATTGAAGAAAGGCGATCGCATCCGCTTGGTGTCGATGCCGCAAGATCCAGACCCGATCCCGGTTGGATCGCTGGGGACTGTGGTTGAAGTCCATGAACACCGCGATTGGACACAGGTCGATGTCAACTGGGACAACGGCCGCTCGCTCATGTTGACGATGCCCGACGATTGCGTCGCCATCGTCGAACCCAACCATCACGAACCATCGAAGTAAGGAAACCAACCTATGTCCACAAGAGCAACGATTGCCTGCAAGCAAGAAGACGGTCGCTACGCAGCGATCTATCTTCACTTCGACGGCTACCACGACCATGCCGGCAGAGTCCTCAAAGAACATTACACATCGATCGAGTCGGCACGAACGTTGGTCGTTGGCGGCGACATTCGTTCGCTTGCTAACGACGGAACGCCCGAACGATTCACCGACGGCAACCGCGCGGTTGTCATGCCCACTCGCGCAGCCTTGCATGAATTCGCTAGGAACTGCGGAGCGGAGTACATCTATGTCTTTGAAGACGAGGCTTGGCATAGTCATAAGTTTTGATTGCGACCTCCTATCGCATGTTCTGTTCACGAGGTTGCATTGGGATCGGAGATTCGCCGGTCCGTTCCAAGACCGCTGGAATACCCGTGAAGCGTTGGAAGCGGTCTGCAATGACATCGCAGTAAAGCGTGTCGAGTTCCATCAAGAACGAATTGCGACCACATTGCTCGGCACCGATCATCGTCGAGCCACTACCGCCGAATAGGTCGAGCACGTTCTCACCTTGCACCGACGAGTACTGCATCGCGCGAACTGCGAGCTCCGCTGGCTTCTGAGTTAAATGTGACATTGACTGCGGATTGATCTTCTTCACCTGCCATAGGTCCGTCGCATTCTTGGGACCGTAGTACTTATGCCCGGCTCCTTCCTTCCATCCATAGAACGCCCATTCATGGGCACCCATAAAATCTTTGCGAGTCAAAACAGGATGCTGCTTGTCCCAGATGATCGACTGCGAGAAGTACAGCCCGTGCTTCTTCAGCACTGGTGGATAATTGCCGCAGTTGGCGTAGCCACCCCAAATGTAGAAGCAACGACCTGGTAGTAAGACGCGGGCAATGTTGCCGAACCAATCGTCGAGCAACTGATCAAAGGCCTCATCGCTGACGAAGTCATTTGCTAACGGACGGTCTTTCGCTCGAAGCTTTTTGTGCGTCGCCGCATGCTTCGGTTTGCCAGTCTCGTGATCGACACCGAATGAAGCAGCGTTCCCCTGGCCACCTTTGAGCCTCGAAGATGCTCCGTCGTTCGTGAACGACGAGAGGCCGGCAGCGATCGCGTTGTTCGATCGCGGTTCAACCTTCACGTTGTAAGGCGGATCTGTGTTGACGAGATGGATGGCAGCGCCGGCCAGCAAACGATCCAGGTCTGCCAGCGATGAGGAGTTGCCACAGAGCAACCGATGGTTACCGAGGATCCAAAGATCGCCTGGCTGAGTGACCGCTTCGTCTGGTGGCTCCGGGATCTCGTCTGGATCGGTCAAGCCTTCGTTGACGCCGGTGTCCATCAACTTCGCAAGTTCCTCAGCGTTGAAGCCGAGGAGCCCGAGATCGTAGTTGGCTTCCTGCAATGCCGACAATTCGATCGGCAACAGGTCGTAATTCCATTCCGCGATCTCAGCGGTTTTGTTGTCGGCGATCCGATACGCTCGAACCTGCTCTGGCGTCAGATGCGATGCGACCACGACGGGGACGCGTTCAAGTCCAAGCTTCTGCGCGGCCTTCAAACGCGTATGGCCGACTATGATGACGCTGTCGCTGTCGACAACGATTGGCTGCGAGAATCCAAATTCCTTGATCGAAGCTGCGACCGCGTCGACGGCTTTGTCGTTGTTGCGTGGGTTATTCTCGTAGGGACGAACTCGATCGAGCGTCCACATTTCAATCTGCAGGGCAGTGGTGGTCATAATGCAATCCTTTGACTAGGGGGCTGGGGGTCGGACAAAACAAACAAACTGTGTCTAATCGCGCGGCTGTTCCCGCGGCCCAAGAACGCGGAGGTTTTTGGGGGAGGACCCATCGTTTGGGGCTTGCGAGTGCCATAGTGGCAGACGCGACGTGGGGGCCACCGTTGGCCCACTGACGCGTTCATTCGCGTGCTGGGCGTTGCACTCGAACGCAGTGCGACGGTTGCGACAGGCGGGAACGTGTGCGATGACTTGCGTTCTCGATTGGTTACTCATGAGCAGCCTCGGATGATGTTTCCGGCCGTCTTCCAGAGTTCGTGGGCATTCGTAGGCGTCCAATTGCGGATGTTCTCTTCACCACCACCGGCACCATGAGACATGTGCCAGTAGGTCACGTCGGGACTGATACCGAATGCCGCTGATGCGTCAGCAGGAATCGTTTCCTCTTCGCCATTTGGTTTGAGACTTGCACCGAATGCGAAGTCCATGCAGCGATGTCCTGCGAACGCGGCGATGTCATCGAAGGGTTGCACCTCGATTAAAAGCACATGTGAGTCGGAGCACTCCGAGTGACCGCATGGAAACTCAACGCGGAAGGTTGGCGTCCAACCGACAAGGTCGATCGGCTGATAGTCCCACTTCCACTTCGCTTGATCGAAGAAGCATGCCCATTGAGCTTCCAGACGAGAATGAAACTGCACGCCGTTGTAGAAAGTCGGGTGAGATTCAAATGCGTGATTCATAGCGTTGGTGCCTTTCGATTTTTGAGCGGTTGAAAACGGTGGATTGGTTGGCTTGCAGACGTTGCAGACGTTGCGGACGTGTTTCCCTATACGATCTACATACGAAGAAAAACACGTTGTTTACCCTCCCAATAACTAACTGGGGATAAACGTCTGAAACGTCTGCAACGTCTGCTTCCACCAACGAATTTGCAGGGTGAGACTTGCAGACGTTTGGAAATCTTTATGTCTGCAAAACGTTCGAAACGTCTGCAGGCGAAAGTCATGGCTCCGACGTGGAAGCAGCCAAAGCGATAGAAACGACCGGCAGTATTTGCATTTGTGATATTGATCATGAAAACAGCTCCATTTCTGCAGACGTTGCAGACGTGTGATTCGCGACGTCTGCATGTCCGAAGCGTTCACTTTGCGACGACTCTAAAAAGACCTGATACTGGGTGTGTCGCCCGCCAGAGATTCGTTTGAATACTGCGTAGGTGCCGTCATCGAGACTGAAGCGCTCGCCGACGAAGCGACCTGCGAGTTTGCCCATACGCGTTGTCTGAGATCGTGGAGTCCCGTCCCCAAGTTCGGATTGAAGCAGGAAGTTCTTGTTCGCGAGGTCAGTTAACTCAGAGCCCGACCAGATCCCTTGAGGATGCTTTGCGAGCGCCGTGACTAATTCCTCGAACTCTCGGCGAGTGTCATCCATCTCACTGGCGGCATCGTCGGCATTGGCCATAAAGTCCGGTTCACCGTTGGCTTCAAGGATTCCACCGATGATGTTGCCCCAGCCCTTCTTATTGAAACGCGTTTGAACCTTGGCTACAGGCATGCCACTGGCTTTCCAGCGTTCGACCATGTTTACCAGTTCACCCAGCAGCTGAAGCCGATGCGTCTGAACGTACGCCTCTGGATCATCCATCGAGAAGGATCGCTTCGTTGGATCGCCTTCGTGATGCAGATTGATGACCACGCAGCGAGTGATAAGGTCGCGACTTACATCCGGCGAGTTGGCCGTGATACAAAACAGATGCGAGTTCTCAGCACGGATCTCTTGCGAAAATCCCAACAAACGAAATGACAGGATCGGATCGGTAATCGATCGCTCAAGACACGCTGAATCGATCTTAGGATTGCGGCCTCGGGCCTTGGCGTTATCGATGATGATTGTCGTCACGCCACGCCTGACGATTGTTCCCAGACGCTTCTCAAACTCTTCGTCGTTCGCGTTGTACGATGCGGTTTCCACATGATGGCCATCCCGAAGAATTGCCAAGATTTGTGCGAGAACCGATTTGCCAAGCTCAGGCTGATTTCCGTTGAACAGTGCAGCAGGCTTGGAGCCGATGAAACGAGAAACTAGCAGTCCCGTTAGCAGAATGCCAATGTAATTGGTGCGGTCTGCTGGCTTCCGCCAACAGAAGTCTCGCAACACAGCGTCGAGATGCTTTGTTCCCTCAACAGGCTCGATATGAGGACCGGCGTAGTAGAAGCCGGACTGGGAATCGAACCCTGGACTGACCAGCCGCCAGTCCTCCGTGTAGATCGGATTGTGGCTAAACAGTCGAATTGCAGGTAGTCGTTCACGCTGTCCAACGTTGTTGAGCCAGGTGTTTGCATAAGAGGATGGCAGAGGCTTGTACTCACCTCCATCGTCGTTGACAAAGTAGAATTCGACGTGCTGATTGAGCAGTCCCGTCAATTCCGCAGATGAGAGAACTGGCGAAATGGAATGCTCGCGCACAACAACCAATTGCTCCACCCGATTGAAACAAGAGCCTGTAGCGAGCAATCGATCCGTGATCTGGTCCATGGTCGATGCCACAGGCGTTGATCGAGAGTCGATCGTAATGGTTCGTCGTTCTTCCGACTCTTCTACCTGCTGATCACCGGAGGGCGCAGCTACTGCTGGGCTTTCGTTTGGCACACGCTTCTGCAAGCGATCGCACAAAGCAGCCCGCACATCGTACTCGCCACTTTCCCAGGTTAACTCGAAATAGCGGCGACCTTGCTCCGCGAACTTGCCGACAGATTGCAGTCGTGTCCAAACTTCATCCTTCGCGACTCCATTTCGAATCGCATAGCAACAGACGGCGAAGTCAGCCTCCGAACGAGTGCCTTCAGGAGCTATCGTACATGCGGCGATAAGCTCGGAGAGCTTGTCTGACTTACCAGCCGACAGCTTTCGCACGGCCGGCAACGGCATCGCCTCAATCTGCTGCTGGCGTTTGGTAGCTTCACAGGACGTCGCGAACTTCTGAAAGGCATCAAGCGAATAACGCCGGTTGCTATCGCATTCGATTAACTCTGCCTTGACTGGTTCGCGACCATTGCGTTGATCCTTTCGATTCAGCGTGCCCGGAAGTCGGAGCAACCGAGTAAGGTCGGTTGTATGATCGGCGCTGATCGCGGCTGCGATACCCATCAGTAGGTCTTGGGCCTGCAAAGCTTTCTGACTGGTTTTGGTCAAATGATGGCGTCGATCCAAGAAGACACGATCTTTACCGTCAAGAACGTAGCGTCTCGGCTTCTTACGTCCGTCGCTCCCAATTGACCATTCCGTTTCGACGGGAGGTGGATCGCCAACATCGTCGATCAGGAACGGACGATCCAGCGACCAGTAGAGATGCACGCCATTGCCGCTATTAACTACTGCAGTTGGCGCAGGGATCGCCTGTGAATTGCAACGTTCAATAGCTTGAGAAACATTACATCCATCGAGATCAGCCCAGAGACAGCGGACAATACGAATCTGCCAAGCAAGGTCGAACCGTCCTTTGTTACCAACTCGTGGACAGACGCCGAAAAACAAGTTCGTACGCTCCGACTCGGAACTTGCTTCCAGCCGAGCCAGCGTTTGTTCGAGTGTCGTCGCCTTGGCGGGCCGGTAGCATACGTTGCTATAGTCGACACGACTGCGTTTTCGCCCAGCTTCAGTCCATGCTTCCACTGGACGAAAGAGAATGAGGTCTGACGACTCGAACAGAGTCGTCAGTAAAGTGATCGCTGGGTGACTCAAGCTGCGCCACCTTTATTTGGTTCTTCACCCAACGGTAGACGCACTCCCATCGCCTTCAAAACTCTTGACCCGTGATCAGTCTCGCAAAACTGGACTACCGGTTCGTTGTCATCAGCTAGAGAGGCGAGCTGAGCCCATGTGACTCTTTTCCATTTACGACGGCGATACGCACGAATGGCGATGCCCGAATCGTCAAAGCGGACAATGAGATTGAGACTCGGCAAATGCCGAACGATGGGGCGACTGAAACGGGTGAGCTGCGACATGGTCAGGCGATCTCCATAGCAGGAGAAAGCGTCTGAGAAGCCGCGTCGTCGAGTTGCACTTTGACCTGGCCATTTGGTTTGGAGTCGTGCTTGATGGATAGCAGCCAAACGACTTGCGAGTCGTCCCAGAACACACCGGCATGTTGCAACGCATCGATCACAGCCTTTTGAACGTTGTCACAATCGCGACGACGATCATCGGGCGGCGCGATATCAATGCGGATCGCAATTGGCCCCATCAGCGGCTTGATACCTTTGGCGATCGCAATGCGACGGACTTGGTGCCGATAGGTACGTGCATCCTTAGAGAGAGCGGGACGCCCCTGGTAATAGCTGAAGTAATGATTGACACTCGGCGGATATGGCAATGCCAACTCAATCATGGCAGTCTCTTTCCTATCAGTGACCTCGGGACAAGAGCATGCCGATGATCTGAACGACAAGCAGTAGGGAGACTGCGATCAATAGGAATCGAAGCATCCATACGCATATGACAAGAACAATCAACGACATCCAAATCGCCTCAGTGGGAAATCGAAACAAAGAAAGCCGGGACGGAGCGAATGGCCGATTAACACCGACTCATTCGCTTGTTCCGTCCCAGCCGCACCCGTACGAACTCAAGCGGCAAACGATCAGAACGGCATGTCCGGTGATGATGGAACTTCACCGTTCGAAGTGGCCGCGAGACGAATGCGTCGATTGAAGTAGACGTTGGTGTAATCACCGCGAGTCCGCTTCGTGACTTCCAAGGTCACATCGAGCAGTTCTTCAAGTCGCCCGGATAGTTCGCTGAACTTGGAGAGCTCTAGGCCCAGCGTCTTCAGATCGCCTTTCACATAAGGGATCGATGCTTGCGTGATAACAGAGTTCTTGAAGATGTGACGACCAGCATGTGAGCCAGACAGAACTTCCAAATCGAACTTGATCATCGGGTCGCCTTTTTGACTACTCTCAAGTTTCACTGACTCGATACGAGCCTGATACTTGCCGTCAGGGACCTCGTCATACTCCGGTGCTTCCGCGGTTGCGAAATCATCATCGAACGACGTGAGATCAACGGATTGGTTGGTGGTTTCGTATTCTTCGTAATCGCTCATTGCTTAACAGCCTTTCCTGCTGGGGTGCTGCCCGGAGTGGAAGAAGACGCAGCAGTGCCTTTGCCGGGCGCAGGGCTCTGTGCGATTGAATTCGAAGCCGTGCCACTGAATGCCGAATTGAAGGCGGCATAGTCGAGCGGCAGCATCTCGGGCAAGCGACCAGTGCGATCGCCGGCCTCGTAGGTTGGATGCGGCTTGGTTCTCAGCACGCGATCGACAACGAGATTGCCAGCAGCGTCTTTACGCGAGACCGAGTCGCCGTAGAGAATGATGTCGACCAAGCCCAACACGACGTTGCGAGCACGATCAGGCAAGCTCGGTGTGGTCTTGGTGTATTCGCCCGTTCGCGTTTCGATCGTCTTATCAACCGCGTGCGAGATGAGGATCAAGCCATAGGGCAAGCTGGCCAAACGAGTAAGTACTCGATGCCATTCGTTCTTCACGAGAGCCCAACCTTTGCCGTGGCCCATGTCCCCTTCGTACTCGATGCCATGCTTGGCACAGACATAGTCCGAGCACATCTTGAACGCGTTGTCGACAGTGTCGATCACCAGCGTCTTGAAGTTGTGATCGCCCTTGGCGAGTAGCTTGCAAGCTTCCAAGAATGCTTCCCACGAATAGGTTGGCACCTTGAACACTTCTAAGTGATTGAGGCCTGGTTCGCATTCGAAGAACATCGCTTCCGGGAACTGAGATGCGAACGAGCTCTTACCGAGCTTGGGCACGCCATAGAGTAAGATCGATTGTTTGGCCAAATCGGTGGTCGGCTTGGTCTTAGTGGTTGGTAGAGTCACTGTCATAAATAAGGTTTCCTTTCAAATCAGAACGGGGGTGCTTCAGAATCAACACGAGATAGCTCTTCGTTAGGGAGAGCGATCTCGTACAGGTTGTCAGCGACGTTTGGATTGAATCCCGATTGGCAGTAAGCCAAGTACTCGCACGGTCGTTGGTACGAGAAACAGTTCGAGGTATTGAGCAGCCACTTGCCACGCCGGCGGGCATCGAGGTATTGCTGCGTGATTTCCCAGACTTCGTCTTGCAACATGGCAAGTCGGTCTTCGGAGAGATAAATGAACTCACGATGGAATGCTTCGGGACGTGAATACCATTCAGTCATCCGAGCTCGGAACTCATCATCCGTCTCTGGCATCTGTCGTTTCGCAGTCGACTTGCCGCTCTTGTTCTTGGCGGCGAGTTCTGCGTGGCGAACTTCGTACTCTTCCTGCGTTTCGCCTTTGCCTTGCTTAAGCCGGCTCTTGAGCAGCACGTTGTAAATTGCGCCAACGATCGGATAACCCAGTTCACGCAGGTAGTAGCAGTACAAGGCGATCTGCGTATCGGTCCACAGCTTGTCGAGATAACTCGCATCAATGGTTGATGCCGTTTTGTGCTCGAGCAGATACAAACCATCGTGGCAGCGGACGATGCCATCAACCTTGCCGGCGATACGGAACGTTTGACTCTGCCGACCAGTATCTGGATTGCGGATCTCGCCGACGAACTCCTTTTCAACTTCGACGACTTCGAATTCTTCAGTGGCGTAGCGTTCGGCGTAACCACGGATCATCGCCGTTGCCAAATGCCACTGAACCATTAGATTTGAATCGACCACGCGATTTTCAAAGGCGTCATCGATGTAGGCGAGGATATCTGGGAGTCGCGACTCCGTATCCGGCGAACGGTACCAAAGCTCTATTGCCGTATGGATCACGCTACCGAATGACAACGCGTCTGGTCGCTCACGCGGTCGCAGGTTGTCGAGATAGCGGTTCTTGTACTTGCGAGGGCAATTGCGAAACGTATTGAGCGCTGAGTAGGTCAACAGCGTTTTGTCGTTTGTTTCAGGTTGTGCGATGATTTGGGACATGGGTGCTTATGCGGGTATTTGTTGTTACTTGTTTGCTCAAAGAGATGGCTACGAGAAATTCATCTCGTAGGTGTCTCCTTCTTCGATCAAGTTGCCATTGAGGCGTTTCGCGCCTCGTTCGCGAGCGAGCTGAGCTTCACTCACCTTCAGTGACGCATTGATCTGCGAGCACTTCTTGCAAATGCGGTTAGCCGCGCTTTTAGAACGAAACATTTCGTTGCACTTCAGGCACTTCCGATCACCGGGTTCATGAGGTAAAGGTCGTGTTGACATCGCCTGCGGATCTTTCAGCGAGGTGGTGAGGAGGGGGATGAAGGGATGCAAATCAAACCGTGTCGACGGACTCGACCTCGAAGTTGCCTTCGTTGTCGCTGGTCACCAGATAGTGCTGATGCATGATGTTGGCGACGAAGCGGCTTTCACGAGGAAGTGCCTGCCGGATCGTTTGGCAGGATTCGTTGAATTCGTTCGAGGCGGCTTCGAAGCGTTCGACGGCTCGCAGGTATCGCTGCAAGGCGAGCGAGACAGTGACTCGCTGTTCGATATTCATGGCGGGTGCGCTCATGCTGATTTCTCCATTTCAGATTCTTGGGTGGTTTGAAAAGCGTTGTCCTCTCCAGAACTAGCTATGCAATTTGGAGAAACGACGTCCCAAGAAAATCCAGATTCACTCCAGTCGACACTCGCAAAATGCTCACGAATCCCTGCTAAAACCTGCGAAACTTTTCGTTTAGATAAACCAAGTTTGTTTGCGATCTCGTTTCGGTTGTGCGTGCGCAGAAGCCGTGCGATGCGACGGTAGCGGCGAGGCAGAGTGTTGATCTGATGGTCAACGGCATCGGCCAACTCGACGTCACGAAATGGGTCGCGTGGTTCGGTCTGGCGACGGCGTGTGCCATCAGCGGAAGAGAGCCCACGGTTAAGCTCCTCAGACTTACGATCGGGCCCTTCGACCATCTTCGAGAGCGAGTCGACGACGCGCCCTGGCGGCGGGTTACTGCGTCGCCGATTCGATCCACGGATGAGACAAGCGGCGGCCGTTCGCATCATTTGTGTCACAAAAGCTTCGATGCTTCCTTTGGCGGGATCGAATTGCGAGGCGCGTTCGAGAACGTAGGTGAGCAGTTCTTGTTCAATGTCCTCTATCTCAAACGACGTCAGCGAGTTGTGATGTTCAAGACGCAGCGAGATGCGATTTGCCAGCTCCATCGCGAAGGGGACCATCTGGCTTTGGTATTCAGACGCAGTCAATTTCTTCCTCCGGTTGGAGGAGTCGCATGACCACAGCCGCTCAGACCGTTACCAGAAATACGCCGGAGACCGACTCGCGGAAAACGCAGGTAACGGTCAGTCGGGCGATTCACGTCCTCTCAACCGAGGACCAGCCGCGACAAGTCGTGTCGCAACGCGACAGAACGTGTCGCAACTTGGAAAGTGGAAAAAACCCAGCGTTTTGTCTGGATTTTGGACCATGAGAAATTTGTGGCACGTAAGCAGCCGGTGCCAGCGCAGCAGAAAGCCGCCCAGTGGTGGGTGCTGCAGAGCAGAGAGCGACCGGTTCTCAGAACAACCAGTCGATGACGACGTCAGGGCTGTAGCTGACCTCGAGCCCGAGATTGATGGACTTGTGGAGATGAAGTCCCAGTTCCGGATGCACCTTCTCAATCGCTTCAATGGCTCGTGAGATCGCTTTGCAAACGGTCTTTCGCGAACGCTCGGCATCGAACTTCTGGCGAACGTGTCCACCGAGACCTTGGGCCGATTTGATCTGGTTCAGAATGGCCTGGCGTTCGTCGCTTAGCTTCTCCTGGCGCGTTGGATCGTTGAAGCTGGTTGCTTCCTCAAACTCCTCGTCGATTTCCTGCAAGCGATCGCGGTAGCCTTTGAGAGTCTCCATGTCGACTACTTCGCCGATTGAACCCGTGGAGGTTTCTTCGGCCAAGCCGGCCAGCAACGATTCAAGGTGCGTACAGCGAATCGCAACATTGGGCTTGGCAAGCAGTTGCTCGATGTACCAAGTGCCGTTCGTTTCAGCCGTGATCTCGATCTCGCTGTTGAACGCGACCATCCGATGTTTGCCTTTGCGCTGGAAGACGTAGCCAGACAAGCGGCTTTCAAGCGTCACGGCAAGTATCGAGGCGATGAGCTCTCGGGACTTCGACCTGGCCATCAAGCGACCGTCTGCGGTCACGCTGATGAGTTGTTCGATCTCCACTGGTTTACAATCGACGATCTTGGCACTCGCGTCAAACTTTTGGTCACGTCGCTTGCTGTTGAGATCCAACAATAGAAACGTCGATCTCGCGTGGGCAGCTGCTACATGCAGTGCTTCGGTGATCAAGTCGCTCGCAATCTGCAGCGAAAAGTAGACCGGACGCGATTGAAGCTCCAGCGACAAGTTGCCCAGGAACCAGACTCGGCGACTATTATCCAGCCATTCCGGCTTTCGGCCGAGACTCAGCGCAGCATTCAACTCCGCTGCGAGTTGCCTGCTGTTGAGCTGATGGCAAATCACATCGGTGCGCGAGACAACTTTGGAATCGCCAGTGCTTTCACAGAACGCTACGAACTGCTCATCGCTTTCAATGACCTTGAAAGTCGACCATGACGTAAGACCTGGCAATCGCGAAGCAACGATGTTCGTGGCCTCGAGAAAGCGGCTTAGCGGCTCGAACTCCTTCCCGAGCCGCTTACGCCAAACATCCTTGACCTCCATGAGCAATGGCGATTCCTCAATAGTTCGCCACAGCTTGGTCATCCGTGTTCACTCCTTTTGCTGCCCTTGCACCCGTCTTCATGACAAACCTCCGCAGCTGCAGCCACTGCTCTACATGGCGTGCGTTTTCATCGCGTGTGTATGCCGAAGTATTGCCGGTATACAACGACAGCGTTCGACGTGCTTTGACGTGACGATACTTGATCCGAAACGTCGCACGATCCAACGGCCCTTCGGCTTGAAACGTCCCGCCACGCCACTTGAGATCCGCAAAGAAATCGTCGGCACCATGAATGATGTAGCGATTGAACGGTCCACCCAGTAGAACGCGATAGTTGAGCAAGACGATCTCTTCGATGGCATCGATCTCGCCCGGTGACAAGGCGTCCTCGCCGAGTTCCATGAGCGGTGCGAGCGTATAACGAGAGAAGATTCCAAAGTACTGCGGATCGTCGAATAGCAGATTACCGAAGATGCGACAGTACACTGGGTAGGTGCTCTTCAAGCTTGAACTGAGCATCAGCACTTCTTCGCTCAGGTCGTAGATCATCGAGTCCTTCCGAGCCTCGCGAAACGTAAGCGTATCCATGCCGTCGTCATCAATCGTGGGCTTGCGCTTGAATGGATCGCCGCGCCGAATGCTGATCTGAATCTCGTTGTTGACGATACGCGGAGTCATGAACAACTTGCGGCCGCGATTGTTTTTGGCAAACCAGTCGCCGGCATCCTTAATGGCTAGGTTCAATCGATCTTCGGTGATCGTGATCGGAGCTATTCCCGTCGACTGGACTGGCTGAAAGCACTCCATGCGTCTGGGCGTTTTCCAGGTTTGCCATGCGTGTTGCGCTTCGACCATCTTCGAATCAAACAACCAGACCTGCATGACGACATCGGCCAGAGTATGATTGCCGTTTTCATCGAACGGCATGCCAGCTTGCAGCGCGAGCTTGAGCAACGAGTCAGCCGCCAGGGGCGACGACATTTCCTCAACATAGAAGACGGCGTTGAGCAGTCGCTGCGGCGTCTTCATCGTTGGGTTGATGAGAATGTCCACCAGCTTCTCGATGGCGGCATTGTCGATACGGCTTGGTTCTCTAACTTCGAGACCACGCGTCCGAAGGTAGCCTTCGAACGGCTTCAGGAAAGCACAGAGAACAGTCGGGTTGATTTCTCGGATGACCTCTGGTTCACCGAGTTGTTTGGGGTTGTAAGTAGGCATAGGCGATGAAACTTCCACTCATGTTGAAACGCATCCATGGGACTCGTTAAAGACCAGCGTCTCCAAATTGCTAGCTTTAGGTAATGTAGTGGGAGTATTGAACGCGACCTCTTTGACACCTCTGGTCATGCGAAAATGGAAATTTCCCAAGTTGTTCGAATTCCGCAGGAAAAACCCGCAGAAACATTCTCTTAGATTGTTCGGCGGACTCGTCTAGAGCCTGGATTCGGGACCCCAGCCACAGAGTGGGCTTATTGATACAATTTGAGGCGAATTCGATTCACTGTTTGCGAAGCCGAGGCGGAATCCGTTGTCACCTTAGATCGATTGCCAGTAGAGTCGCGAAACCCAAAAATCTTATCTGGAGAAGTATTCATGCGTCGAAGTTTCGTTGCCCTAATCGTTTGTCTTCTTGCACTCTTTTCCACCCCACTTGCGCTGGCCTGTACACGAGTGATATGGGTAGCTGGGGACGGGCAGGTATTTGTTGGCAGGACTCAGGACTGGACTGAGAAAGCTCACTCCGCGTTTCGGGTGTATCCACGCGGAATGGATCGCGTAGGAGCCGTGGGCGAGAACCCGCACAAGTGGACTTCGAAATATGGCAGCTTGGTTGTCACCGGCTACGACATTGGTACGCACGAAGGGGTGAACGAGAAGGGCTTGAGCGCCCAGGTTCTTTATCTCGCTGGCGACTGCGACTATGGCAAAAGAGATCTTAAAGTAGAAGGCATTGGCGTCATGCAATGGGCACAGTACTTTCTCGATAACTATGCGACCGTAGCCGAGGCCGTTGAGGCGATGAATGCCGTCCCTTATCAGATCGAGACGCTGGTGCTGCCGAACGGCTTCCCGACTTTAGTGCACATGTCGCTGGGCGACAAGTCTGGCGATTCTGCCGTGATTGAGTACATCGCCGGTAAAGCCAAGGTGTACCACGACAAACGGTTCACGGTGATGACCAATGAACCAACCTACGACAAGCAGATAGAGAATCTAAAACAGTACCGCACCTTCGGTGGTGATAAGCCACTTCCCGGCGAGCGAACTCCGACCGATCGATTTGTTCGAGCCGCCTACTATGCTGAGAACTTACCAAAGCCTACCAACCGCGATGAAGGCGCTGCATACACATTCAGCGTTATTCGCAACATCTCAGTTCCCTTCGGCAAGCCAGACCCAAAGAAGCCCAACGTATCGAGCACGATTTTTCGCACTGTGCAGGATCTGACCGGAGGACGTTACTACTTCGAGAGCACTTATGCCCCGAACGTGGTCTGGGTCGACATCACCAAACTCGACTTCAGCAAGGGACAGCCTGAGATGGAATTGAAGGTTGAGAAGGAGATCTTCAAACTCAATGGTGATGTGACTGACAAGCTCGAGAAGGCGAAGCCATTCGTTTTCGGTATGAACAAAAACTGACGCTTACCGTTGGCCCTATTCCTTAACGCTCGTCCATTCTCGCCATGCCGCCCGTTGATCTTCCCAACGGAGCATGGCAGCGATAGGGCGAAGTCGCTTCTCATGGATCTCGGGCTTACCCTTGGTGGCCGGCAAGTTGAGAAGGGCTTCCTGGATGTCGGGGGCGAGCTGATTGAGAGCCATGATCTGGCTCATCCGTGGCTGCGTAACGTGTCCAAGCCGCGCAAGCTCGATCATGTCCGATGCTTCCCCTGTGCTTAGCATCTCGTTGAACCGAATGGCAAGTGCCATCAGCCTAGAGATGCGAGGTAACTTGCTCGATGGCCTTGGTCGCGGTGGTTCCGCGTTGGGATCGTGGGGGCGAATCGCAATGCGACCTCGCGAGGCGACGCTGACGTTCAGTTTGCGTTTGATGGTAACCATTAAACCTCCTCGGCTTGTTGTTCAAGCGACTCGATGCCGCTTGCGTGGAATGAAATTGCAATTGTGCAGTCGCTCTGATCGAACTCGACCTTCGAGACTAACAGAGCCAACAGTTGCGATTTCTCGCGCGTGGTTAATGCGTCCCAGATCCGATCGAAGTCGATGAAAGCTTCTTCGATTTCTTGGACCGTTAGCGCTTGCTTCTCAATATCCATCAATTGTCGATTTACCTTGGCAAGCTGGTGTTCGGCTTCTTCGATACGCTCTTGAACATCAGCAATTCGATAGACGATCGAATTGTTAGGGCGTTGCTCAAGAGCCAATTGCTGAACCTCGCCGTGATCACGAGTGAGTTGACGAGTCAATTGAGTTTGCTGGGACTCTAACTCCCTCTTACCTTGCTCATTGGCTTCCATTGCTTGGCGAATGATTTCGTTGCGAAGCCGCGTGTCACGCGAGATCGATCGTACCTGGTCGACCACAGCAGCTTCGATCTCGCCCGCTGGAAGAGATGGATGTTTACAAGACTGTCGCCCACGCTTGATCGCACGTACGCAAGTGTAATATCGATAGACGATCGAGTTGCGCTTGGTCATGTTGTGAACCATGGCCACGTTGCATTCGGGGCATCGGATCAGGCCTTTGAGCAGACCACCGTGCTTACTCGGCAGCCGCGTTCCACGATTGAAGCTGTTATCACGTAGCTGGGCCTGCACACGCTGGAAAGTTTCGTCGTCAATGATTGCTTGGTGCTGGCCTGGATAAAGGTCCGTCTTGTGTTTGATCTTGCCACAGTAGATTGGATTGGTCAGCATTGCGTGGACGCTGCATTTGTCGAAGTGGCGACCGCCTTTCGGAAGGCCCTTCTTAGAATGCCAGAGCTTGTTTTTCCAGCCGCGCTTGTCGAGTTCTTCAACGACTGGCATCAGGTTCTTGAGTTCGAGGTAGAGCGAGAAGATCCGGCGAACCTGAACGGCTTCTTCAGTGTTGATCACCAGCTTGGGTGTGCGTTCGCTTCGATCAACGTCGTAACCGAGAACCGGATAACCACCGGTCCATTGGCCGCGCCGACATTGCGCTGCCAGCTTGTCTCGGATGCGCTCGCCGATGATTTCGCGTTCGAATTGTGCGAATGAGAGCAGGATGTTCAGCGTCAGCCGGCCCATCGAATGCGTCGTGTTGAAATGCTGTGTCACGGAGACAAAGGAGACGTGGAACTTGTCGAACGTCTCCATAACGCGAGCGAAATCCAGCAGAGAACGGCTCAGTCGATCGACCTTGTAGACGACTACGCAATCGATCTTGCCGGCTTGGATGTCTTCCATCAGCCGCTTTAGCGCTGGTCGTTCGATGTTTCCACCCGAGAAGCCTCCGTCGTCGTATCGATCGTAAACGATCTCCCAGCCTTCGCACTTTTGGCTGCGAATGTACGCTTCGGCTGCTTCACGCTGGGCATCGAGCGAGTTGAACTGCTGATCGAGCCCTTCTTCAGTCGACTTGCGGGTATAGATCGCGCAGCGGATTGTCTTTGGACGTGGTGGTGTCTTGTTACTCATGCTTTCCTCCCAAGTCGAAAGAACAGAAATCCATTGCAGTGCGAGCCGCTGACTTCTTTTGCGATTGCCGTAAGCGATTTGTAGCGCCGGCCCTCGTACTCAAATCCTTCTTGCAAGACGATCACCCGGATCATCTTGCCTTTGTATTGCCGCTCGACGATGTTGCCTGGCGGAGGTAAGCGCGGGTCCCAATCGACGAACGCGTTTGGCTCGGGCACAACAAGCTTCACACCTTCGGTGCTGTGCTTCCTCGGAGCAGTCACTCGCGTCTCTGCGCCTATTGCCAACTCCTGGGCCTTCTTCAACGCGGCTCTGGACAGACCGCCTTCATCGTTCGCCTGCAATCGCCAAGCGATGCGCCGGATCAAGTACTGTTTATTGCGGCTACGACATTCTTCTTCGAAAACCTGTTCGTAGCGTTGCACCAACTGACTGACCGACTTGTCTTGCAATTCGGCAATCTCGAGTAATACGTTTGGGCTCATTGATCTCCTCCCTGCTGAATTGAGGCTACTGAATCAGTCACTTCATGGCTCGCTTCGTTTGCCTGAGTACTCTCAGCCTGAGAGGGCTGGTTGGTGGGATGAGTCTTGCCGTCCGGCAGTTGTGACTCGATAGCCTTGGCGATCAATGGTGGCTTCTTGACTCTTGCAACCCCACGGGCCAGAAGGGCTGCGATGTCTCTGTGTCTTGCTTCGTTGCTCAC